ATAAACCGCCATAGCGGATACCCGCCTTTCGGATTAAACGAACTTAACGAACTTGGTAGCGTCTGCCATGAATGACGCGGCGTAACCACGGAACGCAATAGTACGGCCCAAGGTTGAAGGTACGTCGATAGAAATAGCGCCCTTCATTTGTTCGTAGAACTCGAAGCCTGCGGCGGGGCCTGCGGCGTGTCCCATGAATGAACCCGGCGCGTTTTTGTCCACCACAAGAACAAGACCCAATGGGTTTCCGTTCCATGAGGTAGCAGACGAAGTGCCCGCGGCGTTTTGACCCATAAGGTTAGGCGCGCCCGTGTATGGGAATACCGGACGGTTCTGATCGTCTACGGACGACGAAAGCGCCGCCCATGTGGCAGGTGTGACCACCATGTGCGTAGGAAGGTAGTTACTGTTAGCCGAAATTTGGCGAGCGCCTTCATAAATTGCGCTTACCCAGTCGGCACCTACGGCGGTATCTGTTACGGCGCTTGTCTGTGAAATTGCGGCGTGGCAAGTATCTACGGCGTAGTTGTCTGTTGCCTGTCCATAGGCGATAGCCAACTGTTCAATAATAATGTTAATTGAAGCAGGGTCAGACCAATCGAGATCTTGTTCCGACACGGTGACGTATGTACCAAAAGTCAGTTTTGAAATGTCATTGTTGGCAACGGTCACGGTTGAAGGATCGAGCGCATTTAACTGGCCTGTTGGCTGTTGCGTTACGACAGGGCGTACCGTGATTACAGGGCGGCGGAATGTTGCGCCGGCTGTTGGAAGCGCCTTAGTCCCAATGGCAGAAACAAAAGGCCTAATCGGGTTAAGCGAGTCGTAAACACTTCCCGTGATAATTTCGGGCAAGATACCGGGCGTATCGGCGGTGGTGATATTTGGCGCGGCGGCTTTAATGCGGCCGTTCATTTCTGCGAATGCGGTAGGACCTGCGGCAAATGCGGCCATGTACTCGGACGGGCTAGGCAATTTTACCCCGTGGTTTACCTGTGCCCATAGTGGGGTTACTGGTGTACTTGCCTCAATGTTTACGGCGTTTTCGGTGACTTCGGACATGGTTTCGGTTTCCTCTACTTCGGATACTTCTAGGGTTTCGTCGGCGTCGGGTTCCGTCTGATTACTATTATTACCACTTTGCGCGGCTATTTGGTGGATACGGCTATCGGAAAATGCCGGCATGGGGACAACCGATAGTTCGGCCCATGTAGCGGCGGTAACTTCCATGGTTCCGTTTTCGTCGTAGGACCATGCGGTCGGGGTTGCGCCTACGCTTACGCCAGTTAGTACGCCGTCCATGGCTAACGTCAAGGCTTCACGGCCGTTAGTGGTGTCGCTAATGCGAGCCTCGAAATACATACCGTCGGGCATTTCAACGCGAGCCGTTACAACGCCGATCGGGCGTGTGTTGTCGTGGTATTGAAGCAATACGGGCGCTTGGCCTTCGGTCGGCATTGAACCGGGCATAAAGCGAACCGTTGTACCGTCCGAAGTTGTGGCGTCCACGCCGTATGGAACGGCTAGGCCCATGATCGTGCGCTTCGGGGTGCCGTCGGGCGCGGCGGCGTCAATGGTGATCGGTGAAGGTTGAAACTTAATCATTGTGTTTAGTCCTCTGTTGTTGGGTTTGTTTGGTTTGGTGTCGGGCTAACTGTTTCCTCGACGTATACGCCGTCTGCGATCATTTCCTCTAAATAACTTTCAATATCTAGGCATACATAAGTACCGTTTGGTAAAACGTTGTTGGCGCTTAATGTCTGATTAAAAACCTCTATGTAATTTTTGGCCGCAAACAAATATAGATCTTGCTTGGCTTGTGAAGCGTTTTGGTATGTGTAACCGCCAACGTCAATACCTAAAAGGTAGGCGGGAACATTGGCGTAACGGCTTAGTTCTTTTGCTTGGAACTCGCGCGACTCAACTAGAAGCATTTTGTCGGGGGTGGCCGTGGTCGCTTCGTAATCTAATTCTTGTGAAATAAAAGCGGTTTGGTTTGTCGCTCTTGCTTCGTTAAACGCTTGGGCCATGTCGCGCATTTCTTGGGCGGTTAAGGGTTCACCGGACTTTTGTTTTAAGACGCCCGCGGGAATGGCCGAAGCCGCGTTACGCCATGCGGCGTCCTCTAAACGGATAGCGGTATTTATTGGGCCTTGTGCCATGTATAGCAAACCCTGTATAGGGCTTAGGAATTGGATTACGTCGTTACTGTCTAGTTGTAAACCGCTAAACAAAAGTTGGTCAGACGGTCCGAACCACACCGGACCCGCCTGATCTTGACTGGTCACCATTGCGGCCGGTAGACGGGTGAAACTCGCGGGGTAGCCGTCGGCCGTCCTACTCTGAACGTGCCAGAAACACCGGCCATAGTGAAAAAGATCGTCAAACGACCACGCCATAAGAAAGTTGTTAGTTACGGTTGGGTCTAGTCGTTCGGCCCATGAACGCGGCGCAATATAGACGCGTTCCATTTCCTCACCGTTCCATTGTTTACGGTAAAACTTAAACCCAATGGTTGCCACAATGGAAGCGATCAGGTCGCGCGATCGTGAGATAGCGGGTACGCCCATAGCGCGTTGGCGGGCGTTGCCGTCAATGTAGGCATAGAAGTTCCCAATTTGAGACGCGCCCGCATTAGATCCATAACCAATAGCGGCCTTAGTTGCGGGTTCCTCGCTTACCGCCATTTGTGCGGAACGGTTACGGGTAAAGAATGCCATAGCGAAATAGTACGCCTTTTCTAGTCGGTAGTGGGGGAACGCCCGCCGTCGGAATGTCCCCGACGAACCGCCAACGACGGACGCCCCATAACACTAACGCCCCACGATAACTATTGAAGGTTTACCCGTGTGCGCGGGTCGTGACGCCAACGCAACGGCAAAAACCATACAACGGGCTAACTCGATAGGCCCCGGCGAACGGGCGCTAGAAAGTGCCACGGTCCCCAAGTGTTTAACCATTGTTGCGCGTTCGACGTGTTCCATAAGTAACAACGATCCACTATGGGCTATGCGGCCTTCGATAATCATTGAACGAACTGGCGCGGTCCACTTGCCTAACTCGCGATAGCCGACGATCGTACGGCGCGCTTCCCATTTAGGGGGGCAAGATATTTCAAGGCTAGGCGGTAACGCTAACCGTAGGGAATGGGTGCTACTTAGTTCTTTTTCGACGGCCTGCCACATAGCCGCCAAACTTTCAACGTGGAACGCCACCGTTACAAACGTTTTCTGTTCCACTTGTACGGCCCTAACCCCAACGTAGTAACCGCCGTCTATGGAACTCTCGATAGACAACACGCCCCCGCTAGGTATTTCTTGGTCGGTTTGTAACGTCTCAAATAACCCCGGTTCTAGCCAACCAGTAGACGAAGCGACAAAAATATTTACGCTAGAACGCAAAAAAGCGGATCGGTTAGGGCCTTTCGCTTCGGCCTCTAAAACGGACATATCGAGCGTGTAGCCAAGCGCGGGGTTTGCGTACGCCCATGCTTCGGGGGTCATAGGGTCTAAACCCGGTGGCGGTTCCCACGAACCAAAATACATAGGCCCAACGTCGCCCGCGTCTATCTGTTTCAACCCTTGGGAACGCCAACGCAACATAGCGGTACTGTGTTGCGTACCTGCCGTAGAGAACATACAAAACAACGGGTTACGCCGTGCGCGTTGCGTAGGTAACAAACCTTCGTCTATGGCCGCTTCCGACACGTTCCAAACTTCGTCCACCGTCACAAGATCGGCGCTATAACCGTGGCCTGCTTGCGGGGTCGCCGCGCGAACTAGCCAACGGTGCTTAACGCCGGCAGGGTCTAATACCGTTAGTTCGTTACGGCCGTAGGACCATGAAACCGTAGCGCCGTAATGTTCCTCTAAATACGGGGCAAGATATTTAAACAAACTTACGGCTAGGTCTAACTTGTGGGCCACACTAATAACCAGTTGGGGCGTACCGCGCCTAGGACCTTCGACGGTTAAATGCCAAGCAATGAGCGCCGCCATAAGTTGCGTTTTTCCGCATTGCCGCGCTACGGACGAAAGCCCAACGCGACGTAAATAATTACCTTCGTTGTCCATTGCCGTTAAACCTTGGGCTACTCGATATTGCCACGGCATTAGGTCAATACCTAGAAGCGTTTTAGAAACACCCAATATTTCATCGGCCCGCGTTGGCGCGTCGTCGGGCGTG